GGAATTGAACCGAATCAAAGCGGATGTCAAAGGACGGTCGCAATCGGTTGAGGACGCTGGCGAAATCATTTTAACTTTTAGCAACGGCAAAGATGAAGCGCCGACAATTTTATCGTTGAACGGGAACAACCTTGACCAACGTTATTTGGCAACCGAAAAAAGCGTGCAACAAAACATCCTTGTCGCGCACGCGATTACATCCCCGCAATTATTTGGGGTGCGAATCGAGGGATCGTTTAATTCGGCAGAATCGGACGATTTATTTAACATTTTCAAAGCAACATACGTTGAAACGAAACAAAGGCGAATTGAATGGTTGTTGAATTTTATGCTTGAATTAAGCGGTTACGCTGGAAAAGTAAAATTAAAAGACGTCCAACCGTTGCCAAAAGATGAACCGGTTCAAACTGTTGATGGGCAACCAGCGACGGAAACGCTTGATGTGGCAAAATCCGCGTTGAACGGGGCGCAAATTGCGTCATTGATTGACGTTGTCGCGAAAATAAAAGAAGGTATTTTAACACCCGAAAGCGCGTTGAACATATTGGTTGCATCATTCCCAACAATTAGCGAAACAACCGCGCGTCGTATTGTCGGAATGCCAGCGGTTACGCAAACACCCGTTGTTCAATCATGCGACCGTCACGAATTCGGTGACGATGAAATAAAAGTTTTCGCGGAATTCGGCGAATCAAAAGATAATTACATTGTATTGCATTCCGAAGCGATTGCATGGGACACCCCCAGCGCGGACGTTTTCGCGCGAAGTCAACAATTGTTTGACCGAGTTGGCGAAATTTCCGCCAAGTTGACCGGAGGCGACAAAGACGTTTTAAAACTATTAAGCGACGGGGAATCAAGCGACGCAATCGCGAAGGCGTTGAACACGTCGGTTGAGGAAATCGCGAAACGAATTCAATTAATTCGTGAACTTGATTTGATTTCGAAGGGAGGCGAAGTTAACACGCTGGGAAAGTCGGTCATTGACAACCTTGACATTCCGATTTCGAGGTTTGAGGTTAGGTATACATACCAAACACGTCCCGACGTTCCCCCAGTCAAGACGCAATCAAGGGCGTTTTGTGTTAAATTAATCGAATTGAATCGAAGTTATTCGCGACAAGATATTGACAACATTTCCGCAAGGGTTGACCGTGACGTTTGGCGTTACCGTGGCGGTTGGTATACGAATCCAAAAACGAAAGCAACAACGCCGTTTTGCCGTCACGAATGGGTTCAACAATTAGTAATTGCACAATAATTAAAACATGAACTATCTTTTATCAGTTGAAAACCTAAAGAAATTAGGTTTGATTCATCAAAACACCGACACGAAAATTCTTGCCGTGGCTATTCGGCGAAGTCAAGACATCAACGTTCAACCAGCTTTGGGGACACCCCTTTACAAAGCATTGTTGCAACGCGTTCAAACGAATTCATGGACGCCGACTTATTTAACATTGATGAATGATTACGTTGTCCCGTGTTTGGTTGCCTACGTTGACTATCGTTGTTGTTTATTATTGAATGAGAAATTGACAAACAAATCGGTCGGTCGTGTTTCCGATGAAAACATTCAAGCAAACGACCGTCAAAACACTTATGTTTTCCGCGACCAATTGTTAAAAGACGCGCAATTTTATAAGGAACGATTAATCGGATTTTTGATGGACGACAACGGCGACAATTACCCCGAATACATTGATTGTTGCGGATCGCCGTCCATGTGTCACGAAAAGGTCACAAAGGATCAAACGGGTTATTCACCTTTAAACTGGATTATATGAACAAACGGTTTGTTCCCGGAAAAAAAGACATTGAAAAATTGAACAAATATTTAAAGAATGGAAAAGACGTTAAACCAATTGATGCGCGAATTCGAAATAATCGCGAACGAACATCTACAGATAAATGATTTTTTCCAAGGGGATTATTTGGACGCCGTGTCAAGGGACGCCGTCGATTACCCGTTGATGGTTGTCACCTTGCAACCGGGTTCGATTTCCGATTTTGGCGTTCAAGTTAACGCCGTTATTTCAATCGCCGACAAATATAACATTCAAGAATATAGACAAATCAACGAAATACATTCCGATTGTTTGTCCATTTGCAAAGACATTCACGTCATTTTGAAGCAATGGAGGTTTGAAGATTTCCTCGATGTGACTGGAACAATTGGAACACAACCATTTATCAACCGTTCACACGATGTCACGGCGGGATGGACAATGACAATTGCCATGAATGTTTATGATTCGGAGGACTGGTGCAAAATTCCGATGGACAATTACGATTTTGGCAATGATTAAAGAATCCCACGTTCGCCAATTGGCTTGGATTTATTTCCTTTGTTCGTATGTAACGGCATTCGCGCTATGGTTTCAACAGTTGTTTTATTTGCAAATGTTGGGATGGTCCATGTTTTTTTATAATACATATCAAATAATTTACGAAATATACGTCAATCAACATCCGGATGAAAACTAAATTTTCAATTTTTGCGCTTTCCTTACTTTCGATTTTAGCGCCAGTCAAACCTATGGTTTTAATTGCAATTGCGTTCATTTGGCTTGACTTGTGTTTCGGTGTTTGGCGAAGCGTTCGTTTGAAAGGTTGGAATTCGATTCGTTCCCGTGGACTTGCACGCACGATTTCAAAATCATTGCTTTACGCTGGCGGAATTGTTGCGTTTTTTTTCCTCGAAAAATATGTTATTTCGGATTTAATTGGTTTATTTGTGTCCGTTGAATTGGTGTTAACGAAAGCATTTACGTTTTTTTGTGCATTCATCGAAATCAAATCAATTAACGAAAGTTATTTTGAGGTCACGGGAAAAGATGTTTTGAAGTCATTTAAAGAATTTTTGACGGCGAAAAAACAAGAATGGGACGAATTCAAAAACTAAATTATGTATACAAGGGAAAAAATCGAAAAGGCGGTCAAAGAAAAGGGATTTAAATGGTTCGAGGACCATTCGAATAAAGGTTACGACGTTAATATTGTAGGCGTTCGAAACAATTCCCCCAGCATCGCCGACAAGGTGACAAATGTATTTGACGATTTTATAACAATTTCATTTAAAGATGCAAACGGAACGTGGCAATTTTTTTGTTGGAACGCGACGACGGATCCCGGAAAAAAAGGTGTTGAGAAATTCCATAATTCAAAAGGCGTTGCGCGGTTGGTAGCGGGTCAATATCGCGGGGTTTGGTCGATTGACAAGCATCAAGGAAAATACGACGCGCTTTGTCAACGATTAGGCAACGTTACGGTTTGGAGGGACGGAAATCGAGATATGAAATTTGACGAAATCAAAACGGACACGGGAATGTTTGGAATAAACATCCACAAGGCGGGAACGGATTCGACTTGGGTGGAAAATTGGTCCGAAGGTTGTCAAGTATTCAAGCGCGCAAAAGATTTTGAAACGTTTATGTTCATTTGCAAAAAGGCGTCAAAGATTCACGGCAACAAATTTTCGTATACATTGCTCGAAATATGAGGTTGATTTTATTTGTTTTGCTGGCGTTGGCGCTTGTTTCGTGTTCGTCCGAAAGGAAAGCACAATACCACGTCCGAAAAGCGCTAAAACATGGCGCTAAATTCACACAAGACACCGACACAATTCGAATTGCAACCGTTGATTCGTTCCCGGTAATTGTCAACGATTCGATTGTTTGGGAAAAAATTATCGCGTATCGCGATACGGTTATACAATATAGAAACATATACGTTCCAACAACGAGATTTCAAGAACGAATTCGATACAAGGAACGAATCAAGACCTTGAAAATCAAAGGTGACACCGAGATCAAGATCGTTAAACAACAAGCGAAGGTAAAAAACAACCAAGTTGTGAAATATAGAACCAATTGGTGGTTGGTTTTGTTTGCGTTCATTCTTGGTTTTGTTTTACGATTCATTTTAAATTCATCGGTTTTCAATCGAATTGCTTTATTATTAAAATATAGGGGTGAAATTTAGACCACGAATAACGCGCGAAGAATTCGAGGTTGTCGCACAATATCGAAGAATCAAGCGCGAATGCGACGACCAAGGAATCGACGTCAAAAACGTAAAACATGGTTGGTTGAAATCAAAGAACACCAGCTTGTTTTTTAAAAATCCCGAATATCAAAACGAACTATTCGGAAAAATGGAACAGTTGCGCGTTGACATAATCAAGTCAATCGATGAACATTCCCCAGTTTACCCGACAATCAAAAGGACCAAATCAAAGGATGGTCATTTGTTGGTCATTGATCCCGCGGACGTTCATATCGGAAAACTGGCGACAGCATTCGAAACGGGCGAGGAATACAACCAACAAATTGCGGTCAAGCGCGTTCACGAAGGCGTTCAAGGTATTTTGGACAAGTCAAGCGGATTCCAAATCGACAAGATTTTATTTATCGGAGGAAATGACATTTTGCACATTGACACGCCGAAAAGACAAACGACCGCGGGAACACCACAAGACACCGACGGAATGTGGTATGAAAACTTTATTAACGCGAAACGTTTGTACGTCGAAATCCTTGAAAAATTAATTACAATCGCGGACGTTCATTTCACGTTCAATCCGTCAAATCATGATTATACGAACGGGTTTTTCCTTGCGGATGTCATTCAATCGTGGTTTCGAAATTGTAAAAACATTACATTCGATTGTTCTATTTCGCATCGAAAGGCGTTTCAATACGGGACAAGTTTAATCGGTACAACACACGGGGACGGGGCGAAATTACAAGATTTGCCGTTGTTGATGGCACAAGAATTCCCGCTTGAATGGGCAAAAACGAAACACCGTTATGTTTACACGCATCATGTACACCACAAAATGTCGAAGGATTTTATCGGTGTCACCGTTGAATCATTGCGTTCACCGTCCGGAACCGATTCATGGCATCATCGAAATGGTTACCAGCACTCGCCAAAAGCGATTGAAGGGTTCATTCATCACAAGGAACACGGTCAAATCGCGCGTTTAACACATATTTTTTAAGGATTAAAACCTTTATTTTATAATGGTTTTAAAATTATTTTGTTAAAAAATGTGAAAAAATGTGCAAAAAGTTTTGCATATATAAAAAAGTGTGTATCTTTGTAAGGTCAATAAGGCGGAAAACAATTAAAAAAACAAAATTATGAAAACTGAAAACATGAAAATTGAAAGGACAAAAAGCTACGGTCATTATCGAGTGACTGGAATCGTTAACGGTGTCGAGGTTAGCGCAATTACAACCGATTCGGAGGCGTTCGATTATTTCAACGACGACGATAACGAATACAAAAATGCAATGGCGATTGCTCATTGTGAATGTTTATTAATTCAAACATTTGAAAATCTTTAAAATCATGGAAACTTTTAAAATTACCTTTTTCGACCACGACGGAAACGAAATGTTTCACAAAATAACGGAACAATTCGATTTCATCGAAGCGTATAAATATGCCAACGAAATTTTGGCAACAACAACATGGGATGTCGCAACCGTTCAAGTCGATGAATTATGAATGAATATACTAAAATAATACTTGACTTTGTGTTACTGGTCGGGTTCATGGCAAGCGGTTTTTTATTAATATTTTATGCAATAGCAACATGGTAAATTCAATAGATAAACATTGGTTTGATTTTCAAATCGAAAATGTACACGGTTCGGTAACATTTGAAATAGATGTTATAATCATGGACGAATTTGGAACGGTCGATTTTGACCTACATTTCACCGAAATTTGGTCATTTACCAACAACGAAAATGGTCATGAAATCGAAATCAAATTAACCAGAACACAAGAAAAACAAATCGAAAATGAAATCAAAGAATTCATGCTTGACAATCCGGATGTTTTCGATTTTTACGAATACATTTCCGAGGAAAGCGCTCGAAAATTATGTTATTATTATGAATTACACAAACCATATTAAAATGAAAAAATTTAAACCCATGACATTACCCGCCATTATTCGTTGGTGGTCAAAACCATCCTTTGCATTCGACAAGGGCGGATCGTTCAACGTCGAACTTTATTTAAAAATTTGTGAAATTAAACTTCAAAACAATGTATAAACTACTCTATTTCCACAACAAGACACTAAAGGAATCGTATACATTCCCGACGGAGGCGCTGGCGAACTGGAAAGCGCGCGAATTGTATCGATTAGGTACACACCGATTTGGTCACTTTGTAATTGAAAAGATATGAATCAAGACATCAAAGAATTAATTCAAGAATACCAGCTTGACAAACCGAATCGAAAACGCGAATTCACCTACAAACGTTATTTTCTCATGGCGGTCGCGGATTCGCGCGGGAACATGACAAAAACGGCGATCGGTGAAATGTTTAAAAGGGACCATTCAAGCGTAATTCATGGGATAAAACAACATAAATTTTGGTGGAAAATTCGCGATATGGAATATCTGCGCGGAATTCACCCGCTCGAACAAACACTTGACATCGAGGCGGAACGCGTATCGAAAAAATACATTTACGATTGCCATTG